CTTGCTGCTCATGATGCTCGGATACGAGCGGAAGCACTGAGGTTAACCGGTGCAGAGCTCGATGTGGCGGCCCATGCGGCATTTGATACGAGGGATGACGCTTATGACTTAGAGGACTGGGAGGACGCCGATTCCGATGACAGAGAACGCTACGAGTGCTATGTGAGACCGGCGTTTGAAGCAGTCGCTAAATTCCGTAAGGAGCAGAAGCAATGAGCGAAGCAAGAAATAAAGCAGAGCGCATCTGGCCGGATTTCCAATCTCTTCAACAACCATCCCTGGATGACATGTATGGGGCATGGTCGCGGGACGCATTCGTTCGAGGGGCTGAATGGCAAGCCCGACGTGAGCCTACCGAAGCGGAGATAGAGGCGGCAGCTGGGAAATTGGCTGAAATCATGAATTCCGTCAATCTGGGCATCGAAAAATATTCAGGAATCACAGTAGTACAGACGGTTAGGGAATTGTTCGCTACAGCTCGTAAGGCGGTGACCGATGAGTGATCTCTTGCAGCCGGTGCTTGATCCGGCGTCCGGTGGTCGAATGTTCTGGTTCGACAAGAAGGATGACCGTGTGCTGTTCGGTGATGTGCGTGACGAGTCGTGGGAATTGTGTGATGGGCGTCGCTTCAATGTGAAACCGGACAGGCTGATGGACTACAGGGAACTGCCGTTCCCTGACGGCTCATTCCGTCTGGTGGTGCTGGACCCGCCCCATCTGGAGAACGTGGGTGCCACCTCGTACATGGCGAAAAAATATGGGGCGCTTGACCGGGAAACCTGGCAGGACGATCTGCGGCGCATGTTCCTCGAATGCTTCCGGGTGCTCATGCCCTACGGGGTGCTGGTGTTCAAGTGGAACGAGACGCAGATCCCGTTGAGTCGCATCCTGGCCTGCACTGATGAAGCTCCGTTGTTCGGCAACAAGCAGCCCAAGCAGACCGGGACACATTGGATCGTATGGATGGAAGGAGGTGGTGAGGGTGAGGATTCGGAGCATCAAGCCGGAGTTCTGGCGCAGTGACGATGTTGATGCGTTGTCGGTGTTCGACTGCTATTCAGGACCGCTCCCATCACAGCGATCTTGCGATGAATTGATTCCTACTAAGTACGCTCGTGGGTTTGTGTATTTTGCTTTTTGCGGCGACGAACTTTCTTATATAGGGAAGACCTGGCATGTGAAAGACAGGCTGGATAAGCACAGACGCAAGGCGTGGTGGCATCTAGTTACATGGCTTGAGGTAGTTGGTTTGGATGCAAATGATTTTTATGAGACCGAAATTCGAGAAGGATTTCTCGAGGCTCTTTGTATCGCCAATCTCAACCCATCACGGAACATTTCAAGGCCCAAGCACTATATGAATAGGGAATTGACGGTGACATATGGCAAGGATTAGGACAATCAAACCTGAGTTCTGGCGGTCTCCATCCACTGCGAAAGCGTCTCCATGGGCAAGACTCCTTTATATAGCGATGTGGAACTGGGCTGATGACCACGGACGCGCGGAGTGGACTCCCATGGAGCTGATGGCGTTCGCGTTTCCGCATGACGCGGAATCACCGACGTTTATCACGGAATTTCCGCGCATACTCACGGAAGTTTCGCACACCTTCTCGGTGGAGTTCTACATCAACGATGAAAGGCGTTTCTACTCGATCACCCGGTGGGATGAGCATCAGAGGAACGAACGTCGCGCTTCGTCAAGGTTTCCAGCGCCTGACGACCCGGAATCGGCTCCAGACAAGGAGTTCTACGGCAATCACGGTTTTACCGACAATAGTCGCGGAGATTCCGCGCATACAGACGGTGGTTCAGCCCTTGGAACAGGGGAACAGGGGAACAGGGGAACAGGGGAACAGAGTAAAAACATTCCCGCGAAACAAGTTTCACGGTCTCCCGCATATTCCGATGATTTTGAAATCTTCTGGAAGACCTACCCAAGCTTCCGACGCAAGGAAAAACCAAAAGCATGGGCGGAATGGAAGAAAGCAATCAACAGAGCGCCGGTCGGACAGATCATCAGCGGGTTGCAAGCGTACCTGACCGGAGATGTGACCTACGCGCCCTACCCAGCGAAGTGGTTGAAACTCGACTCGTGGAATGACGGGCCGGACATCAGTCAGCGAATGCAGTCGAGCAGGATCGTCACTCGGACGCAGAAGGCTCAGGCCGAGTGGGATGAGGATCGTCGTATCCGTGCCGAGATCCAGGCCGAGGAACAGCGGGGAGGTGGTCGCCTTGCTCTCACCGACTGACGCATGGGATCTGATGACCGCCATCAAGCATCTCGACCACAGGAGCGTGACCAGGGATGACGCGATCCTGTTCGCCAAGATCGTCAACGACGCGTGCGCCCCGACCTTGAAGGAGTGTCTGGCTGCTGTGGCGCGATGGTTCGGCACGCACCACGATTTCGGCATGATCCAACCCGGCGATATCGCCGACCTAGTGAAAGCCAGCCGTCCCGCCGCGAAACTCACCAAGAACGAGATCGACACCGCGCTCATCGATGCGGGATTGGACGGTGACGCGTTATGGCTAGCAGCACAGCAAGTACCAAAACTCGTCAATCAAGGCATCTCGTTCCCCCGAGCTGTGGCGCAAGCCGCCGACAAGTGGCGCGGCCACGTACTCGAACCACCAGAACGCAGGCCACGCAAACACATCGGACACCACTTCGCAGGCCGCATCGACCGCATGAACCTACACGACGTTTTAGGAGAAACAACATGAAGAAAATATTTGACAGAAACTGGGTTGATACACACATTTCTGACTACTATTCCCTGACCGACTCAGGTCGAAATAGATTAGCAGCGGAGATGCAAACCGTTGTCGAGAGCCGTTTCCCCGACTATGACGCACTAGCCGCTAATCATGACGCTGACCAGGCGGTCATCGAAGTGCTCACCGGTGACCTAATCAAGCTCAAGATTGAACTGGTGAAACTCAAAGCCGAAATGCAAGTCATGTCAGCAATCGGCAGCGAGGAACACTACGCGGACCACATCAAGCAAATGCACGACATCCAACCAGAACAAAACACCACGGGAGAAGATGAGCGATGACTAAACGCTATATCAGCCCTCAGAGCGGCCCGGTAGACGTCAAGACCGATAAGGATAGCCATTACCGTTCTCAGGACGCTCAGGCCCCCAAAGAACTGGTTCTAGGCACATTCACGCCGACCGAAAGCGAAATGAAAACCGCATACCAGCGGGGCGAGGACGTAAGCAGGGGCATGAGCGAACTCCGCTGGCAACGATTCATCAACCAAGTGAAAGCCACAGCATGGGAGGAAGGCAGTGATGCAGGATACGCCTTCGCCATCCGCCACCCAGACCAAACACCAGTCAACCCCTACGAAAGCGAGGAAGCATGAGCGAACAATTTTGGTTAGGCATGTTCCTGCCGCTGATCGCTTGGGTAATACTGCTGGGATTCTACGGGATATATATCGCGTTTGGCTGGCTCGCCACGCACAAGAAGTGGCTCCTCCGCACCCAGGAACTCAGAGAAGACATCGACGAAACAAACATCGAACCGTTGCACGACATGGAGAAGGCAATCATCCAAGCCCGCAGATGGAAGATGCTCCGCATATTCGGACGAACCATCATCATCGTCCGCGACAGCACCGGCGACACCAAGGAGCCACGATGAGCAAAAACAGCGAAACCAGGTACAGAGAAGCGATCCAACTCATCCGCGAAGGAGCCGACGACGAACAACTCCGCCGCGAATTCGGCTACAACCAGAACGTCATCAACGGATTGAGGCAATCACTCGCAGACAAGGGGCCAACAACATGGTGAAAACAAGCGAAGAGGGCGTGCTGTTGAAGCCCGCAGAAGTCGCAGACATGCTGCATGTCGCCAATGTGACCTTGTCTCGTTGGCGGCAAAACAACACAGGGCCGAAATATATTCGGATCAGCTATAACCGTGTTCTCTATCGAGAAACAGATGTGAAAGAGTGGATTTCCCAAAGCAGTGCGCTGGGTGGAACAGGAGAGCAGGAATGAGCGATGCGGGAAAATGCCCGTTCGACGGCGCTGAGATCAGCGCGGGCAGATGGATATGCATGGATTGCGAACGGCAGCTCAAATCGAATCTTGAATACCTGCGAGACCATATCGACGATCTGATCGAAGTCGCCAACAAGCAGGCACGCCCAGGACCCCTCGACTTGGCCAAAGGAACACACTCAAGCCCCAGCAGCGCACCCCTCCCCGTCAGAACGGACGCCTGGGAGCAATGCCAGGCAATCGGGACATGGGCGCATCAGGCCGTCGCGGGGCATAGCGTCATGGTATCGCTATCAGTAATGGCGCTTCATACGCGCGATCTCACACGCAACCGCACCATACCGATTCTGGCCGCCCAAGCCAAAGAGCACCAGAGAAAAATGCAAGGCATCCTTGACTGGGAGAACGAGAAGCGCAGGGGCGGAAAGTGCATGGAATGCGGCACTGTTCTGTGGGTACTGGACGAATCACAGTACGCAATCTGTGGGCATTGCGGCGCGCTCAACGACCTGGCCGAGACCCGTGCGATCCAACGCGACGAGATCATCAACTCCTACAAGGAGGGAACCTCACGTGAGGTCGCATCCACCCTGACCCAATGCGGATGGCCCATCACTGCGCGAAGCATTAGACGCTATGCCGCAAAGGGGCTCGTCAATCCAGGGCAAGGGACGGACGGGAAAAGCCTCTACAATGTAGGAGAGATAATCCACCTAATCGAACACAACATACCCGCCTAGAGTTTGACTTCTCGGCCCTGTCCGCTAGAATTAGTTATAGTTGATTTCGGTGTATATGGAGCCCTGCTAATGCAGGGCTCTTCGCGTATCTAACTGCTAGAGTCCCAGACTCATCAAAACAACACCTACGATAGATGAAACAATCAGAATCCATTGATCAATCTGCTGAGCTACTGGCATCTTCAAAGAGCCCACTCTTGATGCCGCAGCAGTATCACCCATCGTGATACCTTCATCATCTTTAAACCCCGCAGCTTTGAGCCGAATGTCTGTTTCCGACCGAATCCAATCGAAGGAAGTGAGGTCGGAATCATCGAATTTAGACTTAGCTTCCTCTCGGATCGCGTGGTCGATTTGATGATAAATTTTCGTTTTCCTATTAACTTTCCACGCATCAACAAGCCAATGGATAGCTACGTACAAAGAACCCACAACAGGGACAACAGTAGACCAAGTAATCATGCAAAAATCATAGATCATATTCTGTCCACACACTGATATCGCAATCTCTCAGCACATCATCTCCGACGCAGCCGAAACGGCCTTCGCGAAACGCACCAGCCCGGAGGCAACAATGAAACAATTCACCAAACAGGAGGAAACCAAGCTCAAACAACTCCACGAGCAAGGCCTCAGCCGCAACGAAATCGCCCGACAACTCCACCGCAGCCCAGCAACCATCGGCACCTACGCCAACAAACTCGGACTCACCTTTGACCGGACGCTCACGAAAAACGCGACCAAAGCGAAGCAGGCGGACGCCGCATCATTGCGTGCCGACTTGAAGCTGAGATTGCTGCGTGAGGCGCAGGAGTTCATGGATGACTTGCACAGGCCTCAACTGGTGTACACGTTCACACCCTCGGGCAAGTACGTTTCCCACGATGTGCCGAAGCCCCCTCCCGCTGATGCCCGCAACCTCATGACCAGTGTTGGTATCGCATTGCAGAGGTCAATCGAATTGGAGAAGGTGGATCAGCGGTCAGAGACTTCGGTCACCGTGATAGACGACTACTTAAGGACACTTGGCATTGACTAATGGAGGTTCCTGAATGTCTTCTTTGGAACCTCTCACAGGTAAAGCCTTAACTGCTGTCACTGTCCCCGCATGGGCGAAGATCATTGCGTTCGATGGTGCTGTGCGTAGCGGTAAGACGGTTGGCGAACTGCTCTACTGGGTGAAGTACTGCTTGCATGGTCCGCAGGGCTTACTGCTGATTGGTGGGCGTACTGAGCGGACGATCGCGAACAATCTGATCTATCCGCTGGTGCAATGGTTCGGCCCGAAGAACATCGTGTACCGGCAGTCCACTGGTATCTGCACGATATTCGGGCGTGAATGCCTCGTCGTCGGATTCAATGACGCCCAGGCACAGACCAAGATTCAGGGATTGACGCTTGCTGGCGCACTGTTGGATGAGGCCGCGGTCATTCCCGAATCAGCGTTCACCATGCTGGTCAGCCGTCTCAGCATCCCCAACGCCCGCCTGTTCGTCACTTGCAACCCCGAAGGTCCCGAACACTGGTTGAAGAAGAAATGGCTCGACCGTGCACGCCTCTGGGTCGACAAGAACGGTGTCAAACACGAGCAGGACGATGCCCGCACGTTGAACTTGTACCGTGTGACCTTCATCCTCGAAGACAACACCTGGCTCGTCAACAACAATCCCGAATACATTCGAGAGTTGAAGAAACAGTACACGGGTCTCTGGTATCGACGGATGATCGAATCCGAATGGGTCGCGGCGGAAGGTGCCGTATACCCCATGTGGGATACCGGCAGGCACGTCACCGACTGGCAGCAACTCCCCCGCATGAGCCGCATTCTCGCGATCGGCTGCGACTACGGCACCACGAACGCCAGCACCGGCATCATGCTCGGCTTGCACGCCATCACCGACCAGTACGGGAGGATCATCGGACATGACCTGTATGCGATCGACGAATTCCGCTACGATTCTCGCGCCGGTAAGCCTCGCATCACTGACGCAGACCTCTCCCAACGTTTCCGCACATGGCTGGCACAACCACACCTACCCTACGAAACCGCACTGGCCCCCGAATGGATCCTTGTGGACCCAGCAGCAGCAAGCTTCAAAGTCCAACTAGCTGAAGACGGTGTCCGCAACCTCGCGGACGGTGAGAACAATGTGAGCTACGGGATCAGCAAGGTCGCCAACCTGCTCGACACCGGCAAACTCCACATCAGCACCCACTGCAAAGGACTAATCGAGGAATTCCCCGGCTACTGCTGGGACCCCAAAGCCTCAGACCAGGGACTTGACAAGCCCATCAAACAGGCCGACCACTCGTTGGACGGCCTACGCTACGCGGTCGCCACCACCGAAACCGAATGGCAGCCCCTACTCACGAATGGAGACCAAGCATGGTGATGCCCGCCAACGGCCAAGCATGGCCACCACTCAACCAGAACAACATCCAGAACGAATACCAGTCACACGACGCCTGGTACACCGGAGACGAGGATCAGCTCACACGCATCTACAGTCTCCAACAGGCATCGCAACGCCTCGGACTGTTCGGACAGGTCAAACGCTTCTTCTGGGGCGAACCCACACCAGCCAACAGCATGCAACGCCCAGTGAAAACCCATATCCCACTGCCCGCCGAAATCGCCCGCATGAGCGCAGCACAACTGTTCGCGGAAATGCCCACATTCAGCAACCCCGCCAACAACGACACGGACAGTCGCAACGATGACGACAAGCTCGACACGACCATCACCAGTCTCCTTGATGACAGTGCGCACGCGGAACTCTTGCAGGCGGCCGAACTGGCATCAGTGTTTGGTGGCGCATACCTGCGCGTCACATGGGACACCAGTGTGGACAGCAAGCCATTCATCACTGCCACATCACCCGACAATGCGATACCCACGTTCGGTTTGGGCGGTCACTTGCAATCCGTGCTCTTCTGGACGCAACTCCCCCGCCTCGAAGGCGTCAAACGCAACTACACGCTACTTGAGGACTACACTCCGGGACACATCGAATACGCGGTATACGAGTCCTCGAATGAGACCAGCATCGGCAAACGCATCCCACTTGACACGCACCCAGTCACAGCAGGCCTACAAGTGGATGAGCACTCGCAGATCAGCACGGGAAGCGACCTGCTCACCGCCGTGTACATCCCCAACCTCATGCCCAACCGCAGACTACGCACAGACCCCGCGGCACAGCACATGGGACGCAGCGACTTCGAAGGCGCTGAACCCATATTCGACATGCTCGATGAGGCGTACACCAGTTGGATGCGCGACATCCGACTCGGCAAGGCCCGAGTGTTCGCCAGCCGCACGCTCCTACAGCAAGGCAAGCCGGGGCAGGGGTCCACGTTCAACACGGATCAGGAGATCTTCACCCCGTTGGAACATGCGCCAGGCAGCAAGCTCAACGACAGCAGCCAGCTTGAAACCTTCCAACCGAACATCAGGTGGGAGGAACACCAGCAGACCTGTCAGGACCTCATCCAACGCGCCTACAGTGCGTGCGGGTACAGTCCCAGCACGTTCGGCCAGTCCGGTGATGTGGCCATGACCGCCACCGAAGTGCAAGCCAGGGAACGGTTGACGATGCTCACTCGCGGCAGCAAGATCCTCTACTGGCGTCCGCAGCTCGCCAACCTGTGCGCGGCACTCATCGACGTGAACCATTTCGTGTTCAAGGGCCCTGACCGTGGCGACATGATCCCCGACGTGGAGTTCCCGCCAGCGGCCACCGACTCGCCGAACACGGTCGCGCAAACGTTGAACCTGTTGAACGACGCGGAAAGCACAAGCGTCGCCACCAGAGTTCGGATGCTGCACCCCGATTGGGATGTGGGTGAGATTGACACGGAAGTTGAGCAGATTAAATCCGATCTGAGCATGCTGCCCATCTCATCTGACACGAACCTGTATGCGGCGGTCGCCAACAACGGCAGCACCACAGGCGGAGTGCAAACCAATCAGAAGGGCAGTTACGTGGACGGCACGGTAGGAGCGGACGATGACAGCCAGCAACAGTCAACAGGAGCAGCAGGGTCCGAGCGTTGACGGTTCACACGCCCAACTCGCCCTCATCGGCCTGTACGTGCTGGCTGACAATCAGCTCACCAAGCTCATGGGCAAGGTCATGCGCCTCCTGCGCAGGTCATCCACGCCAGTGGAGGTGTCGCATGCCGTCAGCATGATGCGCAGGGGTGAACGTCGTATCGTGGACCAACTCGAACGGCAGACACCCCAACTGCTCGATACCCTCACCCTGAGCGTGGAACGCGCTATGAGAACGGAAGCACGCAGGCTCCCCCCGAAGCCGCCAGTACCACCGGTACGCATGTCAGGGAACAGCCCGAGACCATTCGATTTCACTGTTCCCTTGGGCGAGCGTGCGACCAGTGCGATACGTGTCGATCTGCAAACCGAGTTGAAAGACATTCGAGCCCGTATCCTTCGCCAGCATGACGACCTGTACAAGCTGACCGCTTCCGGTGCCGCAACCCACAACATGCTCACCCCAGGGCGCACCATCAAGGACGCGCAGCAGAATATGATGCGTGACCTCCTGCAGCATGGCGTGACCGGTTTCACCGACAAGTCAGGTCGTAACTGGCAACTGTCCTCCTATGTGGAGATGGCGGTCAGGACGGCGAGCATGCGTGCCTACAACGAGGCTCACATGCAGGTCATGCAAGCCGCTGGCGTCACCCTGTTCATGGTTCCCGTCCACATGCACACCTGCCCCATCTGTCACGCCTGGCAAGGCAAGATACTCAGCCTCACGCCAGACGATCGCGCGGATGCGACGGTCGATGAGGCGCGTGCCGCAGGATTGTGGCATCCCAACTGTTTCCCTGGTTTTGTTCCGGTATCAGCGCCTTCGGGCATACGTGCCGCGGATTCCCGTTGGTATGAGGGTGAGCTTGTTGTCATCCACACTGCCAGCGGCAATGAACTCTCCGTCACACCAAATCACCCTATATTGACGACTGAAGGATGGGTCGCTGCAGGATCGCTCACGGAAGGAGACCACCTCATCCGCTATCGCTCCGATATCCATGGCGTGGACGGCATGAGTCCAGACCATGATGGTATTGAAACCCCTATCGGCAATGTCTTTGAGTCTTTGCGGCATTCTCGCCGCAGCAGGACCCTGAGCATGCCAGTTACCCCCGAACAGTTCCATGGCGACGGGTTCGACTCCGATGTCGAGATTGTACTTGTAGACCGCAAGCTGCAGAACAGGGTCAAGTCCTCTCGCAGTCAAGGCCTGGGCCAACAGTCGTTCCGTATCAGTCGCGTGAGATTGTTTGATCTGCTTGGTGTGCGCACGGGCAATAAGGTCGGCATCGGTTCTCTTCATGCCTTGAACGGCCTTATGCGCAGCTTCCGCCTGCTTGGCTCTTTGTTGAGGGGTAAGAGAATCAGCATACCGCTGTCTGCTCACATGCATATCGGCTCGAACACCTCTGGACAGCAGCCAATTGCTCACCGTGGCCTGAGGGACACCAAACCGCTCACCGATCTCTCTTTGCGTGAGGCCGGACTGGCGAAGCTTCACCACCTTATCAAGCTTTTCGATGGTTTCCGGTCGATGCTTCGGACGAAGCGCGGTGGCTTCTTGCAGGGTTCTCATGACCCCCGCATCTCGCAAGCGCTTTTGGACAGTACTTTTACCGACTCCGAGGGAGGCCGCGATCTTAGCGATCGACTCTCCTCCCTGGTACCGCCTGATGATGTCATCAAGATTGAGAGAAAGCGTTTTGCTGGACATGTTTATAACCTTCAGACGAAAAGTGCTTGGTATACGGCTAATTCAATTGTAGTACACAACTGTGAGCATGTGCTGACCAGTTGGCGTGAGGGCGACAAACGCCCCACGGTCACCGAATGGTCGGAACAGGATGAGAAGCTCTGGACCTCATCACAGCAGCAGCGCAATCTCGAAAGCCGGATACGCGCCCAGAAGCGCGTGCTGGTGAACGCCGAGGACACGCAGATGCGTGCAGTGGCCAGAGCGAAGATACGCCGCTATCAGGCGCAACTACGACAGCTCACGAAGGACACCGGCCTGCTGCGAAGGTCTCACCGTGAACAGCCCGACCTCGGGCTACGCAGGTAGCCCTCCCACTAGTTTTCGCCATCCCGCAACGGGGTGGCTTTTTTAATGATCCGAAACGGAGAACAACATCATGGCAGAACCAGACGCCGGAACACCAACCCCACTAGAAGCACAAGGACAGCAGCCCACACCTCCCGAAACGGGAGCACCCGCATCACCTGCCGCGCCTGAAACCGAAGTGCATGATTGGCAGGAGGAAGCCACCAAATGGAAAGCACTGTCTCGTCAGAACGAGGCGCAGGCGAAAGCCAACGCCGACAAGGCGAAACAGTTTGACGCTTTCCAGGAGTCGCAGAAAACCGAGTTGCAGAAAGCTCAGGACACCGCGGCGAAATGGGAGGCCCAGTACAAGCAGGCTCAAACGCAGGCTCTCCGTGCCGAAACGGCTGCGAAGAACAACATCCCCGTCGAACTCCTCACCGCGGATAACGCGGAGGCACTCGACGCGCAAGTACAGGCGCTGCTCGCTTTCAAAACCCCGCAACCCGCGTCACGCAGTGGCATCGACCCCACCAAGAACGGTGGCGGCCCGACCACGTACACGCAGGCGCAGATCTCCGACCCTGCGTTCTACCGAGAACACCGAGGCGACATCCTCAAAGCAATGTCTGAGGGTCGCATCAAATAACCTCTGAAAGGCTAGCCAACTCATGGCAGATATCAACACCACCACCATCGCTCCGTTCATCCCCCAGATCTGGGCGAACGAAGCACTCGAAATCCTGCGCAACAACATCGTCCTCGCCCCACTGGTGACCAAGGACACCGATGTTGCCGTCTTCAACGTGGGCGACACGCTCCACATCCCGTATGCGGGCACTCTCACCGCGAACGACAAGTTGCAGAACAAGCCCGTCACCAAGCAGACCGTTAACCCGACCGATACCGTGGTGAAGCTCGACAAGCACAAGGAAGTCACCATCCTCCTGGAGGACTATGCCAAGGCATTGTCGCAGCCTCTCATCTCGCAGGAGTATGTGAAGGCCCAGGTCATCGCTCTGGCCGAGCAGGTGGAGACCGACCTGTTCAGCCTGTATAGCTCGTTCAGTGGCTCCCTCGGCACTGCCGGTACCGATTTGGATGCCGCTTCGTTGCGTGCGGCCAACAAGAAGTTCACCGATAACAAGGTGCCTCGCGGCAACCGTCACCTGATCATCAGCACCAAGGACTCCGCTGCACTGCTCGGTGACGATCACCTGCAGAACTTCTTCTCCTACAATGCGGCTCGTGGTGACATCACCAACGGTCTCATCGCACAGGACATCTACGGGCTTCAACTGCACGAATCCCAGTTGGTGCCTTCCGTCGCTGGCACGCCAACCTCCACGCACAACCTCGCGTTAGATCCTGGTGCCATCATCCTCGCCTCTCGCGCGTTGCCTTCCGCGCCGGTCGGTTCGGGTGTCACCCAGGCGGTCGTGTCCGACCCGCAATCCGGTATCACGCTGCGCTGCACCATGGCGTACGACAAGGACTACTTGGGCGTGCAGACCACGTTCGACGTGCTCTACGGCGTCTCCAAGCTCCGTGATGAGAAGGGCTTCGTGGTCCTCTCCTAACCGCATTTGAACTAGTAAGAAATCCGCACTAGTTCAAATCCTCCTATTCGCGTGCGTCGCAGGCTTGACGAAACCCAGTCCCTGCGACGCACTGCACCCCTACCCACCTGTTGGAAGGACAACCAATGACCAAATACATCAAGAACGCGGCTGGCGGCGTGCAAGCCGTGACCGAAGATCATTACAGCCAATACCTCACCGTGAAGGACGAGGCCGGCAACGAACAACCCAAACCTGGGTATTCGCTGCTCACTGAGAAGGTTGCTCGCAAGGAGAACCCGCAACTGTTCGGTGAAACCGACCCGAACATCATCTACACGGCACGCGAGCTTGTGGCGAAACGCAAGTACGCCGAAGACCTCGCCGCATACAAGGCCGCCGACGCGCAAGTGAACGCCGAGCCCGCCTCTGACGGTGAACCCGTTTCGGACGGCGACAAGGCCTGACCATGGCCATCTACGCCACCGACGACGATTACAGGGCATACAACAACCTCGCCGCCGAGGCCGAGCTGCCGGACAATGTGACATCGTTGCTGCGCGCCGCGTCCCTCGCGGTACGCATGTATACGAGCGTCTGCGTGTACCTGGTCGATGACGGCGATCTGCCCGTGGAGCAGAGTGTGCGTGACGCGTTCCGTGACGCCACCTGTGCTCACGCCACTGCGTTGAACAAGCTCGGCATCGACCCCGATAAGGGTGGTGCCGTGGATGTGAGTGTGAAAGCATCTAAGAGCATCAGTGGAGCGTCATTCTCCTATTCCACAGTGGAGCAGGAGAACGCGGCACATGTACGGCAGCAGGTCGCCACTGGCATAGCTCCATCGGCGCGGCAGATCCTCGATGCCGCGGGCTTGAACTCGACCGGACCGTGGAGGGCAGGCTGATGGCAGTCGATGAGCTTGAAGATTTCTACGTGCATACGGCAATCGTGCGCACCAGCAAGGGAGTCAACAGTCAAGGCGTCACCCTGTACAAGGAGAGCGAACCGTTCCCCTGCTTCTTCGCTGACGGTTCCAAACTCGTTCGTGACAGTCAGGGACAGCGCATCATCGGCTCATCGACCATCACCTGCAACAACCGGTACGCGCCACTGTTCAAACCCGGATCGCAAGTCTTGAAGGTTGAAGACGACAAGACCCGCACCGTGAAAGGCAGCGTGGTCCTGGTCAACGTAGCCGACTCAGGCGATTTGGAACTGCCCGATCATACGACCGTGAGTCTCGTCTGAACCGTATCGGAGGTGAACACCCATGCAGTTCGAAGGTTCATTCGATTTCTCCAACATCGAAGGCGCGGCACGGGACGCATACACACGCGGTCTCATGCAAGCCGGTGAGCATATCCGACAGCAGAGCGCCATGCTAGCGCCCAAGGAGACCGGTGACCTCGCCGGTTCTGCAGACGTTCGTATGGATGGTGACGGCCAAGTGTCAGTCACTTACCCAGGGCCGTATGCCCGCTATCAGGAGTATGGGGTGTTCTGGCGTATGAAACCCGTTCCGAGCCCTTCGAATGGCAAGCCTCTACGCCATGACAACGGGCAGTCGTTCTTCCTGACCACTCCAATGATGACCGAGACCGGCAGGTGCATGCAGATCGTGGCAGATGTGATGAGAGAGGACATGTGACATGAGCGCATACCAACCCACCACACTCCTATTGACCGGCATCGCCCGCCTTCTCGACCTGAAACAGGTCGGCATCTACACCCTGGACGATGTGGTGAGCGGTGACAGTACAGCAATCGTGTTGAAAACCATGCCCGACAGTCCAGACCGGTGCATCACACTCAACTATCTACCCATGAACGCTATACCCGATCAGGCGCACAACAGTGGCCTGCTGCAGGTCGCTTGTCGCGGTAAGCCTGGTGTCCCGCTCGACTCGGATGAGCTGGCCGATGCCTGCGATGCATGGTTGAACGGACTCACCCAGTACGCACTTGGCGGGGATTGCACACTTAACCAATGCTATCTGCGTAACTCGGTGAACCTCGGGCAAGACGAGGCGCAACGGTGGATCACCACCAACCAATACAACGTGGACGTGGACACTCCACCCACGCTGTTCAGACATTAGAAACCCTATCGAAAGGAACACAATTATGACTACAGCACTTGCACGCCGCTACCGTGCGGACGTATCCAAGGATGGCACCAACTGGGTGCAGATCATGGGCATGAACGATTTCAACCCGACTCTTGACCGCACCACGCAGGATTCCTCCGACTACGATTCGGACGGCTGGGGATCCAGTGAAATCACTATGCAGTCATGGGGCGTCGACATCAAAGCGAATCGCAAGACCACGGCAAGCGTGTTTGACCCCGGGCAGGAACTGTGCCGAGCGGCTTCCGACAAGTACGGTGAGGATGCACGACTGTACGTGCGCTGGTATGACAAGAACGGTGGCACGGAAGCCTATCAAGGGCGTGGCATCGTGGAGTTCTCCCGCTCCAAGACCGGTGTCACCGACCTGGACGAGGCAGAGATCAAGATCACCGGTGACGGTGCCCGCAAAGAGATCCCGAACCCGCTCTCATCCACCTCAGCGCCGGCAATCACCGCGGTATCGCCATCTCCTGTGAAGGTTGGTGCCTTGCTGCAGTTGACCGGCTCCGGTTTCACCGGTGCCACGGCCATCAAGTTCGGGTCCACCTCGGCGGCCGTGTACACGGTCGTGTCGGATGGTCTGATCGTGGTCACCACACCGAACGCGGTCGGCACCCAAGCGGTTACTGTCACCACCCCAGCGGGAACCTCCACGGGTGTGAATGTGACCGTAGCGGCAGCCTGATCCCTGATTCTTCCCCGCATGGTTTCTTACGCCCTGATTCTCCACCATGCGGGGATCCCCTTTCAACACGTCGAGAAGCAGGGCATTCCTATACCTGATTGGAGAATCATGGCATTCACAGACTTCAAAGACATCGCACCAGACCCGCTCACCCTCCCCATCAACGGGAAGAACTACACCATCCCGCCAGTCAATGCCGCTGACGGGTTGAAGGCATGGCAGTGGATCCGTGACAGCAAGAAACAGGACGGCACCACAGCCACCGTCGAAGACGCGGCGACACTCCTCCTCGGTGACGTGAACCGACAGCTACTCAAAGACAAGGTCAGCTATGCGGCATTGAACCGCGTGTACCAGACCGTACTCGCCGACTTCACGAACGGTCGTGCCACCGCCGAGGCGATTTGGGAGACCGGCGGCGACCCAAAAGCGGTGGAGAGGACACAGTCCGCAAAGCAGGCAGAGGCCGATACGACCCCGACAGCGGACTCTACGAATGGTACGAAGAACTCCCCGAAGAAGCCCACGCGGGAGTAATCGCCCCCACTTGGCCGCAACTCATCGACCACTGGCAGCAGATCGTCATCGACGCGCAGGAACACTACCGGATCGAACTCGACAATCTGCTGCTGCTCGAATCCCGCCCATGGGCTTGGCTGCAACGCCGCATCATCGGACTGCTCAACATGAGCGGGCAGCTCCGCCACAGTTTGGAAACGGAACAGGAGACCACCGATGAGTGACACCGCAACCGAAGTCGGCAGCATCAAGGGCCTGCTGAAACTCGACATCTCCGACTACATGGCAGGCATCCAGCAAGCCAAGACCGCCGAGGACGAGCTGAAACACGGCGATGACGATATCCGCATCGACGCTGATGTTTCCGAAGCGATCGCGAAGATCGATGAAGTGTCGGCCAAGACGGACAAGGTCACCTCCAAGGATGGCGACATCCGTATCGATGCGGACACCGCTCAGGCCGTGGCCAAGATCGAATCGGTCGAAGCCAAGACCGACAAGGCCACGTCAAACACTGATGACATCCATATCGATGCGAACGTTTCGGAAGCGACCGCGAAACTCGACCAGGTGATTGCACAGGCCGACCAGGTGGACAGCGAACGTATCGACCTGCGCGTGCAGGCATCCGTCGATGAGGCGTTGGCGGAGATCCAGGCCGTGGCCGCGAAAACCGAGCAGATCACTGCTGGCCGTCATGAGATCCTCGTGGATGCGGATACCGGTACCGCCGTCGCACAGATCGAAGCGGTGAGCGCGGCCCAGGCACAGTTGGATAGTTCCACTGCCCGTCTGCGTGCAGCCTATTCGCAGTTGGATGCCGTGCAATCCAAGGGTGTGGCCTCCCAGTCCGCCCTGATGGTTGCCGAGGCGGCAGCCACACAGGTTGAGCAGGAGCAGGCCGACGCGCAGGAGCGTTTGTCGCGCGTACTGGCTGAGAACAATGTGGCACTCGTATCGAATGCGGCCGCACAGTCGGTGAACAGTGAAGCTGCCAGCGGTGCGGCACGGTCCGCTTCCGAACAGGCATCCAGTGTCACCGCGGGGCGTACGGCGATGACTTCCGACACCGCTGCGACCAGTGCGAACACGGCGGCCAAGGACGCCAACAGGTCCGCTACCGACAGTCAGGCTAAATCGTACGGAGCTCTTCGTGGCAGCCTGCTACTGGTGGCCCCGGCATTATTGCCCATTGCTGGCGCGGCGGCGGGTGCGGGGGCCGCACTGATAGGTATGGCCGGTGCAGGCATCCTCGCCTACAAGGGCATCAGTAATGCAGTGGATGCGGCGAGTGTAACGGGCCGACAGTATTCGGCGGATCTGCATGTTATCGAGGACGGCATGAGCAGCCTCGCCAATACGAGTGCAGTCGCCTATCTGCAGGGGTTTAACGGCGTTACCCGCGAATTGAACTCGCAGATGCCGTATCTGTCACGATTGACCGCAACATTCAGCCGTGATCTGGGCACCATCAGCAGTAATGGTGTGGCTGGTCTACTGGGTTTGTTCCGTCAGTTGCAGCCGGTCATGCTGAGCGTCGATCAGGGCATTGTGCGTGCCAGTGCGAGTTTCGCTCGTTGGGGTACTGGGAACGGTGCACGCGATTTCGTGGCCTATCTGATCGAGAAGCTGCCAAGCGTGGAGAACGCGTTGGGTAGTCTGTTCTCTGCTGCAGGGCATGTGGTTCAGGCGTTCAGCCCGTGGAGCGGCGTGGTGCTGAGCACCGTCACCGCTGTGAGTGATGTCATCAGCGCCATCCCTACACCCATCCTCTCCACCCTCGTGACCGAGGCCATGGCAGTGTACACGGCTTTCAAACTGTGGAACGGTGTCACCAGCGTGTTCGACAAGGTGAGTAGCGGGCTCAACAAATTCGCCATGACCATCGGGACCTCTTCCACTGTCGTGGGACTTTTTATTGCTGGAGTTGCAGCACTTTCAGCCGTGATCGCAGCGTCGCAGACTCATGTTCAGAGCGCAGCAGAAGCACAGCAGAATTACGCTCAGGCTTTGGAGGAATCCAATGGGGCCATCGACGCAGGGGTTATCAAGTCAGCGGCGAAAGCGCTTCAGGATCAAAATGCCTATGCCCTTGCCGATAAACTCGGGATCAGCCATAAGGATCTCACCAACGCGGTCCTGGGCGAAGGCGATGCGTACCAGACAGTCAGCAGTCAACTTGATGAATCGTCAACCAGATACCATGCTCTGGCTACTCAAACTCGAGATTCTCGTGACGGCACTCAAAAGCTCGCGAAGGACTCTGACACCCTGACCAAGATTCTGAAAAACCAGAACGAAGGTTTCAAAGACGATGTTGCAATCCAAAAGGAAACCGCTAATGCGACCAGTGACACATCATCGGCTATCCAATCGCAGGCGCAGATACTGGGGCTCAGCCAGTCGCAGTGGAATACCCTATCCGGTGCAGAAACTCGCGCCAGCACCGCTGCGAAGGAGTACAAGAGTGCTCTTGATGCGTTGAACGGTCAGGAGCAGACTCTGGATCAGGCGACTTCGACGCTGACCACGCAATTCGACACGATGGCCTCCGCTTTCAAGCAGAACATCAAGGATGTCGGCAAGGCGCAGGCCACGAGCATGGATAACAACACCACGTATGGTGCGAAGAACCATCAACTGATTCTGCAGACCGTGCAGGATGCGCAGGCGAAGGCCGACGCGATCATCAACAGTGAGGGTAAGTCGCAGAAGTCGTATGCGGATGCCCGTGCCTCGTTGGAGGAGTCTCGTCAGAAGATTCTCGATACCGCCAAGGCGAACGGGTTGAACACCGATGAGGTGAGCAAGTACCTGGATACGGTCATGAAGCTCCCGTCTGAGACGACGACGAGCATCATCCTGAACGATTCGGATGCGACTGCCGGACTGTCCGCATTGCAGGTGAAGACTGCGACGCTCTCCGCCGACAGCAAGACGCTCACCATCACCGGCGATAACGCTGACGCACTGGCAAAACTCGCTGAGGTGACCGGTGCGAAGATCGATAAGAAAACCGGCACTCTGACACTGGATAAGAGCCAATACGATGTGACTCTGGCTATTGCCAATGGTGCGAAGATCGACCCGAAAACCGGGCAGTTGCTTGGTGACAATAATCCGCTGCTCGCCAAGGTTGCACAGGCAAACGGGTGGACCATAGACGCCAAGACCGGGCAAATCCGTGGTGAGGATGGGAATTTCATCACTGTGGCAAATCGTGTCGCCGCTTACCAGTTGAGCCCGAAATCAGTGGCTATCAACGGTGATGCGTCGGGCTTCTACGCGGTGTTGAGACAGATCAGCAGTGCGAACGTTTCAACAACGGTTGGTGTCAGTACGAGTATCGCGAACATGATGCGCGGCGGTTACACGGGAGGCATGTTCGATGGCTCCAAGTTCCTGCCAGGCTATGCGAACGGCGGGCAATTCGAGGGTGCCGTGTCCGGTCCTGCGTCCCCTGTCAGGGACAGTGTGATCCTGCGCAACGCGCGTCTCGATCCAGGTGAGCATGTGCTGACGAAGAAGGACGTGCAGGCGATGGGCGGGCAACGGGCAGTGTACGCATTCCGCAGCAGTCTGCATAGCAGCAATCAGGGTTATGCGCATGGTGGATCCCCGTCGAAATCCGACAGTGCTGCGAGCACGCCGTATCTGCCTGAAACCATCACGCTGGTGGATGCGGATGGGAGCCTGCTCGCGAAGGTCAGGACGATAACGGATCAGCGGATTCAACGGCATAACACGAATCTGGTTAGGGGAATAGTTAATGGCTAGTATCACAGTCACCACGGAACCCGATGCACAGCCTCCCGTGAGTAAACTCGCGTTGCACGCGTCACCAGGCTGCCTGTTCCAAAGCCTCACCGTCACCCGGATCCAGGATGGCAGCGAGACGTTGATCCGCAGGCAGCCCACGGTCGGCACGTCGGACGCACTCGCTTACGATTACGAGCCACGTTATGGCATGCCTGCCGCATACCGGATGAGTGGGGTTGAGAAACAGAACAGTCTCAGTAGCAGTTGGGCGGGAAAGGCGGATTCATCCGCGAGCGCGCTGTCCGAGAACGGTGCCGTCATAGCCACTAACAGTTTTACCGCTCCCAACGCCACCATACGATACGATATGTTGAACTGCACGGCATTGAGTGTTGACGGGAAATGGAAGTACACTTCCAACGCCGCTGACATTTCGGCGGTCTACAGCATCATCCCATCCAGCCTCCCGGTCGGTACCGTCATCTACTACAAGCTGTCTGCTGATACCACAATCCGTACCACACTGCAGAACGCCTCGTTGCTCAGGCGGAACGATGACGGCGAACGTTGGTGGACCATAGACTCCGAGGGCGACCACGCCGTGTTCATCGTCGGCAATGATTCAGGCGGCTCCGGCATCGGGCAATCCATCACATTGGAGAGGTTCGGGCAATACACCCCGTCCGATTACGCCGCCATGCAGTCCCTCGGCATCGGCTGGTTCAGTGGGGACACGTATCAAGTTGGTGTCACCAGCACGTTCGACATACTCAGTAGTGAGGTCACGCTCTCCCCCGATACCGGCTGGCTCATCCACCCGGGCAATCCCGCCAAGAGCATGCCTCTCCCCTTGGGACGGTTGACCGGCCTCACTGGTCTGGGGCGTGGGATGAATGCCACACGGCATGATGTGCTTGGTGCCACACTCCCGGTGTACACGATCACTGGCCCTAGGTTCGGGTTGCAGTTCACTCTCGAACTGCGCACCCGTTCATTGGATGAGGAAAGCATACTGTGGGCATTGCTTGATGACCAGATTCCCGTGCTCATCAACTGGCTGAACACTGACTCGCAACGGCTGAACATGAAACCCATGTATCTGCAGATAGGTGACGTGGGCGTGGAGCGTTTCGCTCAGATGCTCTACCCCAAGCAGATCGGGGACACCCCCGGCGATTGGCGCGAGTGGAAACTGCCCTGCATACAGGTACAGAGTCCCGCCATTAGCCAGCAGGCAGTCGGCTGGACATATGCCGCCCTGCTTGCCGAACAGTCCACGTATCTGACTGTGCAGGCCTCATATGCAACGTTTGCGGACCTGCAGGCTCACAACAGTAAGGATGGTGGCTGATGTACCAGGTAACGGATGATTTCATCCAGGCGTTACGCTTCACCCACCAGGTGTATGCGGCACTCGTCGTCACTCCACCCTCCGGGGACCCAGTAAGCCTGGGCATCCAGTCCGGTTCGGTGACCGCGAACTACCAGCAGGGCACCAGGCGCACAGCAGACATCAGCGCGTACGCCACCGGCACCCTGGAGGACGGCAGTTCGGTGCCCGCCGCCGACGTGGCTGCAATATTGAAACGTGCGGGGACAGTATGTCGTGTGGAGGCGGGCATATCCAGCAGTCTCATATCACGGACCATGATTCCGATGGTGACCGGCTCCCCATCGGATGTTGCCTGGCGCGTGGGTGACGGTGTGATCGATCTGAACGTCACCGATGACTGGTGGCGCGTCAGCCAGGGAAGACTCACGACGACATGGACACCCAACGCGGGGACGAAACGTGTGGATGCGGTGAGCACCCTCATGCAGCAGGCCGCCCCGAACAGACAGACCGTGAGTACGGCCACTGATACGGGAACCATCCAATCACAGGGTGATTGGGGCGTGGATCGTGATGCCGCAATCAACACGCTTGCCACGGACGGCGGTTTCGACGCGTATTTTGACCGTGAGGGACGCATTATCCTGGAGGACACGAAGACCGCCTCCGATCCGGTGGTCTGGACCGCCACATCGGGCGACGGCGGTGTGCTGGTCACTGCGGAAACCGGCCTGGACGTGCAACGCCTGTACAACACCGTCGTGGTGAAGCCCTCCGCTACCGACAACTCGCAGAATTGGACCGCACAGACGGCATCACTGACCAGCGGAGACAGAGCCCCGGCGAATCTGGGTGTAATCGTGCCCTATTTCCTCGCAAGCCCGACCATCAGCAGTGCAACGGACGCGTTGCGGGTCGCTCTTCAACAATTGAGCAAAGTGACCGGCACTCCTGAGACCTTGCAGGCGGACATGATCGGCAACCCAGCATTAGACGAAGGGGACGTGATCGAGGTACTCATTCCCGGCAACGAGGTTGAAGGCACGGCTACCACGCTATGGCGCTACTACGTGGATACCATCACCTGGGATCTGCTGACCGGCGGCATGACCGTGAAAGCCCGTAACGAAGGCGAGGTGAGCGAGAATGCAGGCGACTGACCTCCAACTCCTGCAAGCCTTGCAGCAACCCAACAGCGGTGCGGTACCGCTATCGGGGCGTGTAGGTGTGATTGCATCCACTTCCCCCGTCGCAGCCACTGTGGACGGCGTGCAGATATCTTGCCGACAAATATCAGGGCAAGCCCTCACCGTCGGACAGCCTTGTGTGCTCATCACGTTCGGCATCGGCTCGAAACCTTTGCTTATCCAAACCTCATGAAACCAGGAAAGAGAACATCTCATGCCAACAATCGGGAATAACCTACTGCCCTACCCCAACACCTCCGATGAACCCAACATGCCGAAGGCGATCAGCGACCTAGCCTCAGCCGTGGATTCTGCGATCGGTGGTGGAGCTCGAATCTACCAGACGCTTGCCGCGCTGCAGGCAGTACCATCCAGCCAGCTCTTTGAGGGATTGCATGCCTACGTCAGTGCAGATACGACGGCCACCAACAACGGGGGCTACACATACACCTCTGGCACGTGGAAACGTTCACGCCCATATATGCAGGCGGGCGCTGTGAACAGCAAGACCGATGTGAACGGTTATGTCAGCGTATCTTTCCCCTCGGCAATGGATGTTGCCCCTACGGCTGTTCTTGTGACTAATGGCCCCGCGGTTGGAGGGGTAACGAGCCAATACGCTGATCTCAGTCTCGGACAAGTTGACGCGACTCATTTCACCGTATTCAGCCGTAACACAACATCAGGCGGCGCGATGGGCAACAATCCGGCAATTTTCCAATGGTTGGCGATCTGGCTGTGATATGCAACCTCGACCGTCGCAGCACCCGATGGATTGGAGAGTGATCGTGGATTTCCTGAGTTCGACTGCATTCGGTTGGCTGATCACCACTTTGCTGGGAGGTCTCGTGGGCTTCCTTACTTCGTTCCTGCGTAAATCCGCTGCACGTGACAAGGCGTTCACCCAGGGGATGCGTGTGCTCTTGCGTGCCCGACTGATCGACATCCACGAGAAATACGTGGAACACGACGAACTATGCCCGGTGAACGTGAAAGAAGAGGCCGACGAGGTCTACACCGCATATCACGGTCTCGGCGGTAACGGGACGGGCACGCATCTGCATGACGAGATCATGGACGCGCACATCTCCTCAGACAATCCGAGCCCCACATCCCACTAAACACTTACTCAATTATTCGAGCCTCCGGTACTTGCCGGGGGCTTTTCTTATGCCCAAATCTAGGAGGTAACCATGCACAAACGATTATTGGGAGCGTTGGCCGCGCTGGTCATGCTCGGCTCGCTTGCCGCGTGCGGCACCAGCACGCACACCCCGACCACTGTGAAGCCGACCACGTCGGCCAGTCAGACCATCAAAACACATACCGCGACAGTCAATGTCGAGGGTACCGGCACGGCCACAGACGTGACGGTCAGCATCATCGACCCCGACACCGGGCTCAAACCCGCCCAGGGTGCCGAGGGGCTTGAGGGCTCGTCCGCAACCCCGACTGATGGTGATCAGAGCGTGGGTGACAGCCGGGCGCAGACGGTCAGCAATCCGAATGTGCCGCTCCCGTTCGCGGGTGTCTACGAGTTGACCGCCGGTCAGAGCATCACGGTGGCCGCGCAGAACGGCACCGCCGATGCGACCATCACCGTGACCATCACGTTGGACGGGCATCAGGTCAGTGAAAGCGGGACCGGTGCGAACACTGCCGTCACCGCCACCAGCAAGGAGGCCCAATGAGCAGGAAACATCGTTCACCGCATGAGCGTAAGCCCGAGCCCAGGGATATGAAGCGCCTGTTGACCGCGGGTTTCGTGTCGGCGGTGCTGTGCATGGGATTGGTTCCCGCGGCGTCGGCGGACACGATAGGCCATGACATCAGCAGATGGCAGGGCACTATCAATGTCAGTGCGCTAGGTTCGTTCGTGATCGTCAAAGCGGGCGGCTCGGATATCGGCTACTACTACACCGATCCGATGTACGCGCGTAACGCTAGAGCCGTACGCGCAGCAGGTAAACAGTTGGGCCATTACTACTACAACGGGTATGCGGACCCGACCGCTGCGGCGAACAGTTTCGTCAACGGTCTGGTTTCCTACCGGCCGGGTGACCCGCTGGTGTATGACGCTGAGGAATCCCGGTTCGTGAGCCCGGCCAAAGTGCAGGCGTGGGTGCAGCAGGTGAGGTCTCGCCTGGGTGCTGAAGCGAACGTGTACGTGTACATGAGCTCAAGCGTCACCAAGGCCTACAACTGGTCATCCGTGGCTGCGTCCGGCGTCAAACTCTGGGTCGCGAACTACGGGAGCAACAACGGGGCCTATCACGGTTCCCCGTCAGTGGCCTACTGGGACAAGTGGCTCATCCACCAGTACACCTCGGTCGGACGGGTATCCGGCTACAACGGTTCTCTGGATACCAATCTCGCCCGATCAGGAGCATTCGGCAACGGCACCACAACAACCACCGTACCGGTCACTGTTACGACCGTGAGCACGGTTCCTCATGGCATGTACCTGGGCTATCCGGTCGCGCAAACGCAGCGGTTGCTCAACGCCAAGGGGTATCAGCTCGCCGTGGATGATTACTACGGTCCAGGCACCAGGGAGGCGGTCAGAGATTACCAGTCGAGACACGGACTCCAAGTAGACAGCTATGCCGGCCCGGCCACCCAGGCCAGTCTCTCCGGCAATCCGGCAGTGGCTGCACGCACCTACACGGTGGTGCGTGGCGACACCCTCAGCAGGATCGGGGCGAAAACCGGTGTTCCGTGGACCACGATCGCCAATCTCAACGGCATCCGCGCCCCTTATGTGATCTACACGGGGCAAACCCTGAAACTCACCGGCAGCAGCACGGTCGCGTCCTCGAATCGCAGGTACACGATCCGCAGGGGAGACACCCTCTCCTCGATCGCCCACAGACTCGGTACCACCACCAGTCGCCTGGCCGCGCTCAACGGGATCAGTAACCCCAACCGCATCTACACCGGGCACACCCTCAACTACTAAGGAGCAACACGCATGACAGAATCACGCATCGAACAGCTCGCCCAGAAACTCGGTAAGCAGAATACCGGAGCAGCCATCGCATACAAGTCGGTGGAGGACATGCTGCAGACACTGCCGCCCTCACGAGAGAAATCACTCGCACTCACCAATCTCGAACAGTCATTCATCTGGACCACCCTCACGCAAGAACATGGAGAATAATATGGATACAGCGTCAGCGATTCAACTCGCCACCATCATCGCCGGAGGTGTGACCTCCAGCGTCATCGTCCAGCTCGTCAAGCGATACATCCCCTCGGAATGGAGACTGCCTTTCTCACTCTCTCTGAGTGCGGTGGTCTCCGTGGCCGCCATCTGGCTGACGGGAGGATTCACCAGCCCAACCAGTGCGGCGGTCATCATCGCGGCCATCATGGGTGTGGCACAGACCGTGTACGCCATCATCGCCAAAGCCTACGTGGATCTCGACACCACACCAGTCAGCGTCACAGCCACTCCGCAACCGGTAGTGATGGATGAAACCGTTGCGCCTGTAACCGTTGACGAAAAAGCATTGGACGCTACGCAGGCAAGCACCACAGCCTGAACCACGACCAGTGAGTCACCATTTAATATGTACGAATTCGTACATATTTACACTCAGCCCCGCTCCCGGCATCACGCCGAGAGCGGGGCCTTTCTGTATTTCAGAAGTTATGTGTTTATGGTTGGTATACGGTGAATATGTGTTTTGCCATTTCTGGTTGCTTATGCACGACCGAGTAATATAAGCGGTTCGCTGTTATATCGGCTGCTCTGATCAGTGGATCTTGGCAAGAGTCTCGAAGAACGAAATCTACGTTTTTCATTTTGGGGAAGAGTGCGGGGAAATGTTTCTGATAGTTGAAATTGAAAGTCCCATATTTGAACTCCGCTTCCAAGCCTTGCCGCATTTCATACAGGCCGTCTGTTGCGGTTGAGTGCTCATCCATTGATACATAAATAGAACTGATATCCTCTGCCTTAAACATGTCTTCGGTCATCATGTGCTGCAGAGTCCTTTTTAGCCCTATTTTGAAAACGTAATCAAGATAGCGTTGTTTACTTTTCTTATTTTCAAAGATGGTCTTGAGCACCCATTTTTGGTTTATTACTACACCGAACCGAACATATGGGTTCATGGCTCTGAACAGTGAGGCCTTCTGCTTATTAGAAAGATAGATAGCCTTCATTTCTTGATGCCCTTGTGCTGCCCCAACCTTCCTGAGCGTTCGCTCAACCGAGATATACCTGCGGCCTGCCACATCTTTCTGCTCTTTGTCCATGAATACAAGACCACCGAATACGAAGTAGTCGTTATGTGCGCAGTCAAACACTCCGCTCTCATCGGCGTATGCGAAAATGTTCAACCGGTTCTCCTTGTAACGCAAATGAGCCGCCAATCGGGCGGCTCATTTCTCAGAGGCCGACGCCATCACATGACGCTTAAACGTTAATTCGGACCCTCTGATATACAGCGCATCTCTGCCTGTACTTAAAGTTTATGCGACATCAGGACAACACACAACACAGAGTTACACGGCTTTCCGCATAATATCAAAGATCAACACGGCGTGTCACACCAAAGCATGAGACGGCAACTCACTGCACGTTTCTTGATTACCTGCACTTTTTTGCATGCAGGAACTATATCGGACCATTCAGCAGTTTTGCTGCTTTCGATTCGCGCAGACATCCGCACAATCCGATACGGCGCACCCATACACGTACTGCGAGCGCTCGATAGAAAGTGGAAGTAGTTACCTTCACTTGTGGGACAGCGCAGAATAATCAGGCACTTTTCAGGCACAATACTTTAAAAACAATGTAATCTCATTAATCACGCAAACCGTATAAACGGCGAAATTCCCATGTTCCAGCAATTCCTCCTACTCCCGCTTTATCTGTCCTTATGGTTCAAGTCCCATCTCGCGCACACGACTCAGCCTTACTTCCACGACAAATTGAGTCAGTATTGTTTATCTGTCTGCCCACATATTGCCCACAATATAGCCGCATATCCAGGCGGCAGGATTCGGACACCCGACAAACCCGCACTTCACTGTCTCGATAACGAAACACCCCTCCATCGCAGCATCCGGCAGAATCCGATTTCCAGTCCAACACCATCACAAATCCTGCATTTTCCGATTGTTTACCCCACGTACACACTGCATACCCCGACTGGCTACTGCTCGTCGGTAAAAACGACTGTGTTCCATGGAACATCTCCGTCTGCCCAATACGAGGCACGCGTCAGCCATCCGCCGAACCCACGTTGCCGCCGGCATGCGCGGAATACTCGCGATGGCGGCTGAACGCGGCATGCCATCTTGCAGCGGAAGCCGAAACAAGGGGAGAAAACACACATGCACAGCAAACGTCTGTTGACGGGAACATGCGCCATCGCTTTGATAGCCACAGGCACGTCTGCGAGCTTCGTCGGTACGGCCCAGGCCGCAGAAACAGGACATTATTACAGCAGCAAACAGCCATATGTCACACCTGGCAGCACCGTCTACTCAGCGGCGCCCGCCGGCTATCAGCCCATCTACACCGAATCCGTCGCACGCCACGGCTCGCGCGGTCTGTCCAGCTACAAGTACGACGCGTTGCTGCTGAATATGGCGAGAACGGCATCCGAGGAAGGTGGCTTCGTCAGCGAAAGCGTCCGGGACACCTTCATAAGCAACGTCAACTCCTTGGTCGCAGCGAATGTCGATAATGGCTACGGCATGCTCACAGGGCAGGGAGCCGATCAGCATTACGGCATCGGCGAGCGCGCCTATCGGCGCAACTCCAGCCTGTTCTCCAAAGCCGCAAGCAATGGAGGAACGATCTCCTATCAGTCGTCAGGAGAGGCGCGAGCCACGGAGTCAGGAGAGAATTTCGCCAAGGGATTCAACGCGGCTTCAGGCAACACCCTGGCGAACAGCACCGTCACCCCACTAGCGCCTGCCGGATCAGGTGCCGCTTCCATCTTCGACAAAACGCCGAACACCCTGTACTTCCACAAGGTCGACAATCCCGATGGCAGCCAAAAAACCGGTGTCGCCGCCCAGATAGCCCAGGAATACGGCGACTTCGTCGACAACGACACAACCATCGCCAATGCGGAGGATTACATCAAAGGTCTTGCGCAATCCACCACTTCCGCACAGAATCTGCTTTCCGGCATCTTCACACAGGACTTCATCGACAGCATCGGCACCGACAGCTCACATAAGTGGTACAACACCACCGACGGCAAGAAGCACGACGCGACACAGACCGAATATCTCAACTGCGCAGCCAATGCAGACCCCACAGTCGATGCGGATGCTTGCGGAGAGATGAGCAAATCCATCAAGTCACCGGTTGACGCCGCTATGGATCTGTACAATCTGTATATCATCGCCGTTGATATGAGCAATGAGAACAACAGTGCCCACTCATTCGATTTCAATACCTACTTCAAAGGTCATGAGAATGATGCCTCCTGGTTCGCCTATATCCTCGACTCCGAGGACTTCTACGAAAAAGGTCCAAGCTACTCGGGTCAGAGCTCCACGTATTCGATAGCACAGCCCTTACTCGACGACTTCTTCTCCACCATCGACAATC